GAGAAAGCGGATTTGGGGACACCATTTGCTTCACTTAAAATCTCGCTCGGTGTCCTATAATATATCCAGCCACTACCGTCGAATACGCACACCATTCCAGTGCCTGAACCGTAATTTGACTTAACCCCTGCTTGCAACCAAGAGCCTTTAACATAGCCACTCGCATTTATCGAATATCCTCCCGATGTGCTACCTGTTATGACTTGCCCTTTCGTAAAAGTGTTTTCCGCGTCTAACTTTGCAAGGTTGCTTGTATCAACCGCAGGAGTGTTAGTCCCTGCCGTAACCCTACCTTTTTTATCAACCGTTACACTATTGTAAGTGCCTGCTGTTACGCCTGAATTGTTCAAAAAAACCGTGGGTGTCCCTGTTTGGTCAACCCAAAAATCAGTTCCAAACATAAATGATTTATGGGCTGAACCGTCATAAGCCAAAAATGTTTCATAAATTGAACTCCCCGACGGTGAACTTAATATTGTAAACGGGATTGCAACTTTCCCCGCCGTATCTGCATTTGTCGCATTATCGACCTTTATACCTTTGACATCTGCCTCGCTTAATATAGTCGGTTTATTAGACAAATCTTTATAACTTCCACTTGTTGCAACGGTAGCAAGTCCAGACACCAAAGAAGCACTCAATTTATTGCTTGAAGTTATTTTATCTTGCTTATCTTCAAGCATTGCGACGGTGGCGATTTCTTCGCCGAGTGGGTTCTCATAAACTGGAAGTGCTTCCCACATAACAGTTTTCGTGCCACCTGTTGAACTTGCTCTCTGCGCCGAATAAGATGTCGATTGTGTTAATTCGACTGTTTGCGCCGTAATACCGTTAAAAGCATTGATATAATTCGTGTCGTTCCTTGTCCAACATTCAAGCATAATCGCGGGCGAGTTGTTGCCGTTAAGGTGCTTTTGCCAAATAAGAACTTCCCAAGCACTTGCAGTAGCATTCCAAATCGCCTCGCTTATACGGAAATCTTGCTCAACATTAACTCCAAGCCCGTCATAACAACCTACATTGTTATAGATGTTGCTTGTGTTGAAATTGCAGGTGATAGATTTAGACATCACACCGCTTGCGTTAAAACTCGAATAACCGCCATAAAGAGTGATTTTAATCTTACCCCAAAAATTCGAACCACTTGGAAAACGCAATCTCCACATTCTATGCCAAGTACCGTCTTTGTACGAAGATGATAGGTTTGCATATGCAGTTCCTATACCAAGACCACCAATCATTCGCTTTATATAATAGCCTTGAAAGTTTTCCGTATTGCCGAACTTGACTTCTCCTGTAAACGTGCCACCAGATTTTGGCATAAGACCGCTTATATCTTGATGAGCCGTTATTACCGTACCTAAATCAATCGTACCAGAACTTGTTACTGTCCCTTTTGTTGCACCATTCATTTTAACAGCAACCGAGGTTACTGTGCCTTTGTTTTTAGTAAACCCCCACCCCGAAACAGTGCTTTCGGTTACAGCCGCAGGAATTGTCGGCGGGTCGGCAAGAACGGCATACGGAATTTTGATTTCTTCCGTGCCGTTCGCCGTTTTTCTTATAGGTTTATAGGTTGCCATACTGCATACCCCCTAATTGTTTATTGTAATTGAAAGAAAAGTCCGCCCACCATAAGGTCATTACTCGGTGCGGTCTGCCCAGCAGTACCCCACTCAACCGACTTGCCACCTGCCTTTACTCGACCCGCTGTGTCAACAGTTACTGCGGAATATGAGCCAGCCGCCACACCAGTAGGGCGTAAACTTACAGAACCGTTGGACGTGATTTTGGTCAAGACAAAGTCATAATTAAATGACAAATCGCGGTCAGCCTCGCCGTCAAACTTAACGAACTTTTCCGAATAGCCACTGTCTAAATCCATTCCAGAAACGCTCAAATGATGTCCAACTTTACCTGCCGTTTGTGCAGTAACCGCATTTACCGCATTTTTTACCGTTGTATTGACAATATCTTCTACAAGGGCAATATCCTTTTTAACGGTTTCGCCAGCAGTGCCACTCGGCATTTCGTATTTCGGGCGCGTTTCACTGCCCCTAATGTGAGTGGGCGTTGACACCGAGCCAAGGCGCACATTAGTGCCGTCAAAGTCATACACCGCATTTCCGCTTAAATTATTAACACGGTTAGTGCTTAACCCGTTTGTGTTCTTAAAGGCTTTCTCGCCCGTAATATCTTGTTTAGTGTCCGTTGTTACATAGTTGGTAGGAATGGTCGGAATATCGGTTTTAAGCGCAAAATCACCGACTTTCTTGCCACTATCTACAAGTGTCTTATCAGTGCTGTCATATTGTACCAAATTGCCCCCGACAAGATTAGTGCGGGTTGCAAGCGTTTGAAGTCCGCTCTTTGTGGTATCAATGTTTCCTTTCGTGTCAAGCACAACCTTGCCAACTTGTGCCATTCCGTCGCCGTTAAAGACAAGCGCACCTGAATTAGTGCCGTCGTATTTAGGCACAACCAAACCAGCAGGGCTTGTAAGTTTTGTGGTGTTTCCGTGAGCAACTTCAATCAACTTATCCGTAACTTGAAGCGTGGTGCTATCAATCGTGGTCGTAGTGCCGCTGACCGTGAGATTTCCGCTAACCGTTACGCCACCATTGACCGACAAATTGCCCGTAATCGTGCCGCCCGCCTTGTCAAGTTTTTTGCCGTCTTGCGTGTCCACATAGGTCTTTGTCGCATAGCCCTTGTTCGCAATCGCAACTTGCAAATTGCTACCCGTGAGAGTTGTAACAAAATCGCCGTTATTAAAGGTAACTTCCTTGTCCGCCGAGCCGTCAAAAGTTATGGACTTTTCAGCGTTTGTGCTATCATTGCCTACAACACTAATCGCACCCGTCGTCTTTTTCGCTTCCTTGACAACTTTGTTTGCGTCCGCCGTATTATCTACATTACCAAGTCCTATATTACCCTTTGTAATATTGACATTGCCTTTGCGATATTCGGTTTCCGCGTCGCCCTTAACGCCCGTAACACCGCCTGTCTGTGCAACTTGCATAACTTCGGCAAGTGCGCCCTCAACATTTGTCGAAGTAAACTTATTAGCGGTATCGGCAAGCGTAACTTGTTCCGCACTCGTTTCGGGCAAAACTTGCACAAGTGTTCCTTGTGCGTCCACTACTCTATGGATTTTCCTTTTTTCAGCCATAAAATATCTCCTTAATCTTCGCTATAAATATAATCGCCGACACTCAAATCCGCCGAGTTTACGCTCTTGTGGCTCTTTGCGTCAACTATTTTAGTGTTTAAGTCCTTAATCTCTTGCAAGGACATTCGGAAACCTTGATTTCCCTTGTTGACATAGACAAACGCTTGCTGCCGAAAACCTTTGGTGTTTGCGGTTGGGTCAATGCGTGCAAAACCGTCCAACTCCAACGGCACTGCTTTCACTTGCTCCGCCGTCGTTTGGTGCGGGTTATTCATATTGAGAACGTGGTCGCGGAAATATTGCGGCTCTGCCCCGCTCAAATTCGTATAAGCGGACAAGGTGGTATCGTCTGCGGCAAGGCTCACATTTGCGTTTTTACGCCCTAAAACATCTGCGGTAACACTTGCACCCTGCGGCTCTTCAATTTTGACATTTATGTCCTTTTTTGAGCCGTCCGCGCCTATCTCAACATTTATATTGTCTTTCCCAACGACATCAACATAAACATCTACGCCGAAATCGTTAGCGTCATTGATTAGTGGCAACTTAATACCTCAACATTTTGATTTGCACAAATGGTTTTAATGTTCTCTTCGCCGTTCTCGTCTTTGCCGTAATAGGTGATACAGAACACATAATCGCCCCTTGTAAGTTTCTCGCTATCCACTTCGTCAATATCAATAATGATTTGGACGAACTTTGTGCCAGAAACGGGGTCTGTTTGTTGCTCCAAGTTGTTATAAGTGTAAGAAAGCACTTCCGCGCCCTTGCGGTCATAGAAATGCACTTCAATGCGGTCGCCCGTGGCAACTTCTAAATTATCAAACTTATATCTTAATGATACAGTGTTTTTGACATACCAATGCCACTTTTCATCTTCATACCACGGTGAGTTTTTGGTTTCAATTTGTATATCGTTCATCGTTTATCTCCGTCTATTATATATGAATTGTAGAGAGTATTCGTAAACCTACCATTCCGAGCGCAGGCTTAATCGAATAAACCATACACGGATAATAATGGGGAGTATCATTCGCTGAAACTACCAAAGGCAAAATAGTAGTATCATTTATTTTTGGCGTTATAACAAATGAATTTGCTCCATATGTTTTAAGCGGAACTTCAAAGTAAGTCGATATGGATATACTTGAAACAACAATCTTTTCGTCTGCACTATATCCAACAAAAGAAGCACCGCCCCCCGCAACAAGATTTTTGAAAGCGAACTTCTTTGTTTTCACGCCATTGACGGTCGCGCCGTCAACGAACTCGATTGTGGGCGTGCCAACCCCTGCGATTTGACTTATATCGGGGGCTTGCGTAAGTCCGTCCGCAATAATCTCGGTGTACAAGCCACTTTCAATCGGTGAGTTAATTGCGCTCGGTGCAACAAGGTCGCCAACCGCATATTCCTGCCCCGAATTGATTGTGCTGGTGTCTATTTTTTTAGGTGTAAAATTTGCCATAAATACCTCAATATTCTAAAAGAGTGAGCCTTTGCCAACAAGCACCGTCATAGAAAGGCTCTACCCCAATAATCAAAAAGTCTTTTGGTGTCCCGTCAATGTTTTTCGACATAGGAGTGTCGCCACTAACCGAGTTGACATAAGGGCGCACAACTTCACCGATTTTGAATATCATTGACTTGTCGTTGCTTTCAACGCTCTTGACTAAATTGCCGTCAGTGTCATAATATTCGCCATATTCTACTAATAGTTTAGCAGTTTCTTTACCATTTGTCCACTTATTTATAATTTTATTTGCGAGAAAAGTGCCGATTTTTTCAGTAGTTTCCCCGATTGTTATTTTAGTTTCCGTTTGATAAAGTTCATTATATGATAAACTTTGTGCAAAAGTTCCCGTACCGATTGAAACGGGTGCGCTTGATACTTGAAATTGTTGTCCCGCAATGCTCACCGAAACGGATTGTACCAAATATCTGTCATCAATGTATGTAAATCCCGTATATTCCGACGAGTAAGGATATGTATGTTGATAGTCATAAACAATCCCAAACGCCAAAGACAAGTTGTTAGAAGTTGTGCCGTCTAATAGTACCCCTAATGCAAAGTTTGGAGCATAGCCTTGCTCGCCGTTTTTTAACCCAACACCAACTTTCCTGAACGCAGCATAGTTGTCGTAATATTGAGCGACATTTCCCGTAATCGTTCCCGTTTTGGTATCTCCACCACCGCCTTTACGACCTCTGCCCGTTGTGTAAGTGTAATCAAACGATAATGCTTGCGATAAATCAATGGGCGACGAAATAGGCACATTCGCCTGAAAATATGCAATATAATAATTTTGTCTATAAGTATATATTTGACCGTCAACGCGCTCTTTAAGCGTAAGCCCCGTGTTTCGCGCCGTAAGTTGTTCCGCCGTCAATGGCGCACGCGAATAAGTACATTCTTCACTCGTATATCCGCTAAAACTCGTATTGCCAACCGACTTGTTGGAAACGACCGTAATGTTGTTCTCCGAAAAGTTTACGGTCTTTATCTCGTTATTGACAATTTTGTTATTATCAATATCGCCGTATATGTTTTTTGCTTTAATTACTATTGCCATAATCACGAAAGAAGTTGCGTGTCGATGACGATTTTGCCGTCCGCACCCATATACATATACAATCCGCATAGATTGCAAAGTTTATCAAATGCCGCCCACACTTTTGATTGTTCCAAAAACGGATATTTTATTGTGGTTGACGACATTATCGTTTCCGCATTTGCCGTAACAACGAACTCATATTTCGCCGCATAAGCCTTTAACCTTTCAAAAACAGCCTTTGCGGTCATCGGCGTTGTACTCATTTTAATCTCGTTGCTTTCGGTTTCTTGTAATTCCAAAAGCCCGTCGGACAATTCAAGGTCGATGTTAAAGTTATTTACATCGTATTTTAAGTCATAAATAAGCATTTTAGCGACACTTTGTTGTTTGTTTGCCGTGGAGTTCTTAATTATAAACTCAACGGGGCTATTGCGCCCTATGGTCTTGTTTTGCACATATCCAAGCAACTCGCCGCCGTCGTCTTTCACTTTAAGCGACGCAGTTCCCGACATAACGCCGAAAATAGGCTTGTTGTTTGTCGGTCTATCGCTTTGAGATATATCCAAATCAACCATATTTATTTTATCAACCGCATATCTTACACCTATGTTAATGCCGCTGATAATAGTGGGGTATTTGCCGTTTTTAGAGCCTGCGTCGTCCATACCCCCACTTACGCCTATATTATACAACGGCACGTCCTTATATTCCCCAACGCTTCCCGTCTTTGTTTCAACGGGGAAATATGTTATTGGACTATCTATATTAAAATACTTTCCGTTAATGTATATGCTCGCGGTTGTGTTCCCAAACTTTGTCTTTGCGGGATAGTGATTATTATAGGTGTCGAACGCAATGGTAAGTCCTTGTGCGGGAGCGGCACAAATGATATATACATCATAAACATCTGGAACCCCTGCCCCCGAAATACGATATACGCTTAATATTGGATAATCGACCTTATTAGGCGCAAAAGTATGCCCCCCGCCTAACTTGCTATGACTTAACAAAAACGGGGTTGCGCCGACATTTGCCTGTGTATTACACACGCTAAAAATACCTGCCGTGTTTGGCACAAGACCGTCGTTTACATAGCCGCCGCGGTCATAGGTCGCTGCCGAAATCTCGTTTGTTGCCGCGCTTATGGACTTTATTATTGCCGAATACTCAATCATACACTTGCTCTCCAAATAGCATAAAGAGTAGTATTCTTATAAATAAGATATTCTTCGCCGTTAAGATAGTTAAATGTCGAGCCGTCCGCCGAAGTACCCCACTTAACGAACTCATATCCGCTCCTTGTGGGCGTTAAGCCATTGCCTATAACAACATTCGTGTTTTTCGGAATTTCGCGGCTTGTGGGCATTTGTGCAACCGTATCGGTGGTGTTTGCATTATAAGTCAACGAAACATAGTCAAGGTCGTTGTTTGTGCCGACAAGTTCAATCTCATAATTGAGCAACCCAAGCACTTTGAGTTTTTGCTGATAGATTTCGGGATAATCGTTAGGCGAAAAATACATCTTGTTTGTTACCCTTGTATCGCTCTCAACATCATAACAAGTAACCGTAAACTCATTCTTGCTATTGATAAGTTGGATAAGTCGCCTATAAACATCAATATCCATATAGTTAAAAGATATTTTAAGGCGGGGAGTAACAAAGGTTGCATAGGAATTAAGGTTGCCCATTGCGCCCGTTTGCGACCTTGTGGGGCTTTTCACATAGGTTTTTGCCTCATAATAAGTAAAAGTGGAATAGGACGAGAACTTCTCCCCGTCTATTTCCACTAAATCAAGCCTTGTTCTATTATAGTTGTCTTGCAACGCTTGCGGCAATCTCGCAAGTTGTTCAGCCGTTAATGCCATAATCTACCTCATACCTTTGCAAAGTCAAGTCCTCTACGGGTTGCCGATTTCCTTGTGATTTCAAAAAGCGTATCTTCGCCGATTTTCACCGTGATAGGTTGTGCTGTTTCGTGTCCGCCGACTTGTTGCATTGTCGAAAGTGCCGAAACCATACCGCCGTAAATCGCTTGTTGCAGTTGTTGCATATTCATAACTGCCGATTGACCGCTTCCAACATTTGTTACAAGTTCCGCACCACGCTCGCCCGCAAGGAATAATGAGCCTGTATCGGGAAGTCCGCCCGTCGCATAAGTGCCGATATTGAATAAGCCCTTAAAGAAGTTCTTAATGCCTCTACCGCGACCGCCTCTATTCCATAAGTTTTTGGTAAAGCCATAGTTAAAGTAGCCTTTTACTCTTTCACCAAAGCCCGAAAAATCAAGCGTAAGGATAGATTTGAGTATATCCAAAAAGGTTTTAGCAATGCCTACAATCGTCGTAAGTATGCCCGCAAAAACGGCAAGCGACGAATATATAATACTCTTTGAAAAGTCAAGGTTAAGGATAACTTTTATTGCGTTTATCAATGCGCCAAGCGTTTCCAATAATTGTTTGCCGAAATTGATACTTGCTTTCATAACGGTGAGAATTACATCGCCGTACTCCCCAAAGATAGACTTAATAAATTCCCAAGCCTTTCCAAGCGTGGCTACAACGGCTTTAAGTGCTTCTTTGAACGAAGTTATGACCGCCTTTATTTTTTCCAATTTAGGCGCGTTTTTCGCCATTTTCTCGGTATCTACCGCAGCCTTTTCAAACCCGCCATAACTGCTTTGCTGTAAAACATTGAATTTATCAAAGGGCAAAAGGTTTACAGCCTTATTATATTGCTCTTGATATTCGGTGTTTACTTTGGTGTACTCGCCTGCGCCTTTTAAGTAGGCGATTGTTTCCGCAAGTTTATTATTTAGTTGTGTAAATGAATTTACAATCTGGATAAGTGCGGGGGCAAGGCTTTCCAAAATCGGCGCAAAGGCGGCTGTGAAACTCATCTTAAAGTTTCGTCCCGCCGAAGTCAACGCCGTCATTGTCTGCTCAAATTTCGGGCTAAACTCCGCAAATGATTGCAAGCCATTCCTTATTGTTTGAACTATGCTCTTAATTGCCGCACGAATTGCACGATAAATAGCGACACGGACGATTGCCTTGCCGAGTTTCCCAACAAAACCCGAAGCCTTGCTCTTCTTTTCTTCTTTATCTTCACGGTCGCCGAGTTTCTTTATAACGTCGCCAACGCTCTTAACTTTTTGCTTAAACTTTTCCCAAAGGCTTATATGCTTTTCTTGTTGCTCGTTGGCTTTGATTTCAGTCTGAACAACATTTTTTTCAGCATTTTTTTTGACTTCACTTAAATTAGCATTTTCAAGTGCCTTTTGATTTTTCCGCGCTTCATTTATCTGTTTTCTATAAGATTGCAAGGTTGCGAGGTCGATGTCCTGTTGCTGTTGCAACTCTTTCGCTCTTAACAAAAAAGGGTTATCGGGTTTATCATCAAGAACTTTTTGAGAATATTCAAGGTTTTCGTCAATCGCCTGTTGGCGTTGCTTTATCAACTTTTGCAGTTTCTTCTTTTCTTCTGTAATATCTGCAACATCAACGCCGTCGCCACCAAGAACAGTTCCGCTTGCAGACGTAGGGGCAACCGCTTTTTGTACCTGTTTCGCCGCTTGTTTAAGTTCGGAAACATTTACATTGATTTTTAAGTGCGACAAAGTTTCCAAGTTTTTCATAAACTCGGAAGATAACACTTTATCAAGGGCGGCTAAACTACTTGATAAGTCCTTTATGTTTTTAATATCGGAACTTGATAGGTCGCCAACTTCTATCCCTAATTTCAGGCTATCAATTTCGTTGTTATCCGCCATTTAGCACCTCATTTATTTTTTACCTAAATTCGCAAAAAAGTCCCACGCTCTTTGGCGTTCTTTTTTAACCCACGCTTCGTCTTTTGCTTTTTCGGTATAATTTTCGTCGTTTTTCTTAATTTGGGGCAAGTCGGGGTATTTCGGGGGTGAGTGCTTTGAATATCCCATAATTACGGGAGTGGAAGCAAGTGCGGCTCTAACATAAAGACCGATTGCCCACGCACTTTGCACCATTCTATTACTCTCATCTTCCATACGCTCTTGATATGCCTTAAAATCAAGTTGTATATCGTGTGGGGTGAGTTCCCAAAATTCTCGCCGAGTGCCTCCGATTTTGAGGTATGGCAGTAAAAATTCATTCTCTATCCAAGATGAAAAACTACCATACTCTCGCACGGATTTGTTTTTTGTTTGTGTGGGGTTATCCCCGATTATTTCTTGCTCTTGCCCATTGACTGAAAAAAACTGCACTCTTGAAAGCCCGTAAGCAAGGGGAATAAATCTTCAAACGACCCACCATTTGCAAGGTGAGCGTCGATTTCCGCACCCGCTTTGTCAACGTCCATACCCGCTACAAAGGCAAACAAGGAAAGGATTGTTGACATAGGATTGTTTTCAAGTTCAAGGGGGTTAAGCCCGTATTCCTTTTCCGCTGTGCAAAGGGCATAAAAACCGAACTTTGCAAAGTCATAGGAATACTCTTTATTGTTGATAGTGATTTTAATGGAAGTTTTACTCATTTACATTTCTCCATTTCAAGTGATTATTCGGTGTAAGTAGGGTCGTCCGCAAAAACGGGTTCGCTCGTGGGAACGATATAAACCGAAGTTTCCAAAAGCGAGTTGGCTTCCGCCGACGGAATACCCATTTCCGACGGGTCGCCCGTAAAGAAAATCGACTTATCGAAATTCGGAATATCCACGCAATACCACATTTGTCTGCCGTCCGCGAGATTGTTATGAGCCGTAATCATAACAGACCACTTGTCGTACAAATCTTGCGTAAGGTTCGCGTTGAACTCCAAAGCCCCGCCAATATCTTTAAGCAACTTAACATAACTCGTATATTCGAGATTGTCAAAAGTCGTTGCGTCAGCCGTGTTAGGTTGGGGGTTAAAGTCAGGGATAGATTTTAAGTCGGGCAAAAGCGTATATCCCGTAGTAGGACGAGTGCCTTTGGTGGCTTCCGTCGCATAGGAAATCTTAATACCGATAGAGGTCAAAGCAATTCCCATAGTTTTTTATTCTCCTTAAAGTTATTTACTCATTGATAGCCGAGTATGGCTTGATAACAGTAAAAACAAAGCGTGGCACGGTTTGGTAGTTCGCCGAGCCATTTGACACGGGCATACCAAAAGGCGCACCGCCAACCTTGTTTACAAGTCTTATATTCTTGTTATATGCAATCGTGGCTTCCTTATCTTCAAAGAGTTTAGAAACCTTTTTCCCAAGCAATTCCGCACCTTGTTGTGCGCCGTAAGGCACTCCATTATACTTAATCCCGTCTTTCCAATAGCAATAGAATTGTACGGGATAATCGGTTGCGTGTTCCGCATTAAAGGTCGAGGCGCGTGTTGTATCGTCATCGCTTATAACATAAAGAGATACTTGCGGGCTTTCAATCTTTGTTTCTTTTGAGTATGCTCTAACGACTTTAATTTTGGCGGGGAAACCGCCGTCCGCTTGAAGTCCTTTATTTATATACTCAATTAAGTCTTTAAGAAATTCGTCCATAAGTTCTCCTTAACGCATAAAGCGTCTTTTGCCAACACCACGAAGAGCGTCTTTTGCTATTTTAACACAATTTTTCCGCAAATAGTCGCCAGCCTTATAAAGTCCTGCAATCGGAGCAAAACCATTCCACGGCTCGGCTTCTTTATCATATAACTTTTGATAATAGTTATATACCCAGCCGTCGGTTGAAAGGATTTGTCCGTGGCTGATAAAAGTGCGGTTTTCGGTGGGAAGTTTCCCTTTGTAATCGCCTAACTCGCCAAGTATGCCCGTGCCAAATTCGGCATAATAAACACCCTTGCCTGTCGCGGTAATTTCGTTGCGCCCCGTATATATTTCGTGCGAACCAACTATAATTGTAAAGTCTTTCGCATACGGAGTGTCCCATACCTTTTGACCGTTTTCAAAATGATATTTGTGGAACTCGTCATCGGCGACGTTTCGTCCCGCGTCCGCTAATGCCCCGCCAATCACTCGGCGATATTCTTTATTGTCGTCTGCCAAATAGTTTACCGCTTTTGTAAATCTTTGAAGCCCGCGTTTGTCTATCATTTTTCTTCCGTTCTTGCCGACAAATAAACTCTTGTAAATTTATTGACGACGGTAGGTGGGCGGCTAACAAAAGCATTTGCTCCGTCGCCACTTACATAGTCTTTTGATTTAGTATTCGGCATTGCCCCGTCCACATAGAAAAGGTCTTTTTCGCCAATCGGAAATTTACTTTCGTAAATCCCCACGGGTATCATCACTTTCCAAGTGGAAGAACTATCTTCACCAAATACTTTAATATCATTATACTCGGTAATAGGCTGACAAGTAAAGTAATTAAAAGAAGTTTTTATTTTAATAGGTGGAAGATATGACGGCGAGCCGTATTCGTTCACGCCATTATATCGACACCACCAAACATAACTGCCTAATCTCATTTGACTTCACCTGCCAATGGAACAAGCCTTGCCCTTAAACCATTGCTTATCATAGTTGCGTCATAAACAATGGAAAGCCCGTTTTCACTGTAAGAGCGAGCATTTACGCCATTCCTTTCAAGGATTTCTTGCATACAATCTCTCACCCAGCCGACCGCACGGGGGCGAGTTTCGGGGATTGCCACGATTTCGTGAGCATAGGGGAAAGATATGTCAAGATAAATGCCAAGTGCTTTATTGTAAAGCCTATCGACTTCATCTTCCGACAAATAATCGTGTTCGTTTTTGAACTCGTCTTTCATATTGTCAACCAGTGAATTTATATCTGCCATATCTTATCTCCTAAAATCTCATTGTTAGTAATTAGCCGCGGCTAATGATACGAGCGATAGGAATTGCTCTGTGGGGGTAAGTAACCGCGCCGTCAGCCGATTTTGCGATAGCCCAGTTCGCGCCAGCCTGCAAATCCGCGTCCGTCGGGGAAGTGCCGCCGTCTTTCGTGAACGAAATGCCACGCGGTGCAAACATTTTGCGTTGTCTGCTGTAAAGGAAAGTTTTGCCGCCTTTGGTTTTGGGGTCCCTCGCCATTTCATAGGGAACTTCAACGCCAACATCGGCATACTCAAACGCGCCGCGACCGAGAATGTAAGTGGTGTAGGTTGCGCCCGTAAGTTCGTAATAGTTCGAGGTGGACGGGTTGCCCGTGGGTGCAGCAACAACCGAATATACGCCGCCCGAAAGGGTGTAGTACACTTTGCCTGCCTGAACGGACGTGTCGGTAGAAGCGGTGTAAACAGGTGCAACAGGCATATTGTCGTCAACAAGGACAACCCTGCCGTTCCAAAGTGCAAGAGAAAGGTCGCGCTGTACGCCGTTTGCGTCGGTGTATTTCAGGTATTCCAAAAGGTTTTGGTTTTCAAGGCTCGTGGCGACCGCACTGTGCATAATTGCAACGGTGAAAGCGTTTTTGTTGTCGCCGCCCGCACGCTGAATTGCCGTGTTGAGCGTGGTTACGCCAACCTTGTTGTCGGTTGCGCCCGAAATATCATACGAGTGTGCCGCAACGAATTTCCTGCCGTCCGCGTCGCTCATAGCGAAAATGCCCGCGAGTTCAGCAAGGAGCGTGTTTTGGTCGACGTTATCCCAATAGTGGGCAACTTCATTTGCAAGGGGCAAGAAGTTTTCGCCGCCCGTAATATCGGACGAAAAGTCGAGTTCGCTCCAAGCCTTTGCACGACCGACGATGACTTTCTTTTGCGAAATGGTCGAGCGAGAACTTGCGTCGATGTCGGTTGCGCCGTCATAGTTTACGGGGTTGCCACCGAGTGCGCCTTTAATAGGTTCGGTAACGATTTGCGAGCCAACTTGTTCAGAACATCTTGCTCTCATATCGCCAGAAACGTTTACGAAAACACCTGCTTTAAGAAGTTCATTCCTGCGCAGGTCGGATACGGTCTGCGTATATCTTTCAAATACTTCGCCGTTAAAAATTTTGCTATCAAAAACTGCCATTTTAGTTTTCTCCTAATAATTATTTTTGGTTTAAGATTTGCCGATACAGTGCGGGATTACTATCACGAAGTTCGTTAAGTTCTCTCATAGAGTAATCGGTAAGTTTTTTAGGTTTCCCGTCGGGACTTGCTTGCGGTAATTTTACACTATTTTTCAAGTTTTCCGCATTATTTTGTGCGACTATTTTTTCTATGCGGGTTTTCATAATTTGTGCATATATCGCAGGGTCGTCAGGGTTCGCCATAATTTGTTGTGTTTCCTCGGCGTCATAGCCGTTTGCCAAAAGTTTCTTCTCAAACGCGTTCTTTTGGTTTTCTTTGGTAAGAATATCCAACTGCGCTTGCAAAGCGTTCCATTCTTCTTGTCGTTTTTCTTCTTCCGACATAGACGCTTGCCTTATTTTTTCGAGTTCCGCTTTTGCGTCGGTAGCGACTTTTTCCGTTGCTTTGAACTTGTCAATGGAAACATATCCGCCGCCTGAAAGGTCAACAAACTTTTTGTTTGCGAGTGCGGCATTGATTTCTTCAATCGTCATACCGTCTTTGTAATTTTCGCCGAGTAAATCTTTGAGTTCCATAATGCTCCGTCGGTCAGCCTTGATTTGTAAACGCGAAGTGGCTCTCCGCATAGACCGCCTTGTATTTATATCTCTGCAAGGTCGAGAAATTTATATATGTGTTAGCCTTTCGGCTTTGCAACCGCTTTGTTTTTGTTGTAATCGTTTTGTCCGTCGTTATTATCGCCGTTTCCAACGATTTTTTGGGTTGCGGCAAGGGCTTGTTCCGCCTTTTCCGCTTCCTTTTGTGCTTTCTGGTCGATATATTGTTGCCACTTAAAGCCGTCAGTGTGCGCGTCCATTGACAAGCCTGTATCGGTCAAAATCATCTCGGGCGGCATACCAATGTTGTACAAGTTGTTCGCCGCTTGCGCTTTGGACAAAATATCGTCATTCGGGTTGATGTTGTATTTGATTTCAATTTGGCTTGCCGAAAGTTCATTAACTTTGGTGTCGGGGACAGTACGGCAAATATCAAGTATAAGTTTCAGCAAAGCATAGTCGCTTTTTTTCATACCGATAATATCGCCCTTGATTTTTGTATAAGCATTTTCCCAGCCGCCGCCGAGAAGTCTTGCCTTGCCCGTTTGACCGCCCGTGGTCGTAACACCGCTTGCAATAGGCACGCCCGCTATATCGTATGCTTTTGTTACTCTTTGTTCATAAAATACATTGACGTCCGAGTGGTTCATTTTCACTTCAAGAGTGTAAACCTTGCTCGGCATATTCGGGTCGCCCGAAGATTTTACTTTAATCGTACCACCGCGGCGCATTGCCTTTACAGTTTCCTCGTCAACTTCCACATTCTCAAAGACAAGGATATTGTTTACGGTGTCAATGATTGCGTCGGCACTATTTGAAACGATAAGGTTGATTACATCAAGCAAGTCCTTGTTGGTTTCAATAATACCCATACGCTCTTTATTACGAGCGTGTTCAATGATAGGAAGTTGAGTAAATGCGTTTTTGGTGATTTCCGAAATGGAATAATCACCGCTAAAAGGCACGGAAGTTGCGCCAAGATAAGACCCCTCGCATTTGAGTGTAAATTTACCATTGTTAATGAGAAATACACACTTATCGTTTGCGTCGTCAACAATAATGCTCACGCAAAACAGCGGTTCTTCGCCATAATAGTTAGAATATACAACAAAGTTATAGCGGGGGTCAACATCTTCACAAATGAACGGCGACATAGTGTCTTTATCGTACTCTTTACTATATCTCGCTCTATTGTTTTCGTCATATTCGATAATATCGGTGCGGGGAACACAATAAGTCGTGCCAATGCCCACCGCATACATCATTTTTTTGGTTTCGCGGAAAGCAGTGAAAAATCCGCTATCTTCAAGGAAATTGTCAAGATAGGTAAGGTCGTCGCTCTCAACGTCCGATTTGTGCGTTAATTGCATTTCATCGCCCATTAAAAAGTCAACCTTAAAGGTTACTTGTGCATTTGCGTGGTTTTCAACAACGCGCTGGTTTGCGTCGGTATTTGTTGCGTCATCGCCAAGAAACGCCCTTGTTTTGGTGCGAATATCCTGCTTGCCAACAAAATAGTTATATAAGTAATCTTCTTTGATAACGTTAAGATTATGAACTTGCAAACAAAACGGCATATATTTCGTATATACCGAAATGAGTTCGTTTATTGTAAACGCAGAAAATTCCTCTTTGGTAAAGGGGATTTTGATTTTTTTAATACCGCCGTAATCGAATATCACGTTATACCTCAATAGAAAGAGCGCAAACCACTGTCTGCGCAATAGAAATCAGTTATTTTGTTTTTGCTTAAAACTATACTTAATTACTCTACGGCAATTATCACAAAAAGTTTTATGTGTGTAGTGTCGCATATCAAAGTCCACCTCAAATCCGTCGGGAACTTCAATATCAAGCGGCTTATCAGCCCGTTTGCAGCAAGGGCAAATTACATACTTCTCCATAATCGCAATGTCCTTATTTTTATATTATCAAACTTTTTTTATATTTGTCAACATATTTTTAATAAAAAAAGTAATATTTATCGGCGAGTTTCAAGCACCTCAATCGCTCCCATTTTCACGCCATTGCTTACAAAAGCCTTTGCAAACATCGAAATCATATCAATTCCGTCGTCGTTTTTGCCGTCATAAGCATAGCAAACAACGTGGCGCATAAGTTGCCCCATATTTGAACTTTCGGGGAACATTTTTCGGTCAGGGAAACGAATACGCTCCAAAATCGCGCTTTGGGTATTAAATATCCTTACTTCTTTATTTTCATAAGAGTATTGCGGTATAATATTGCACGACCACCCAAGTGCCGCAAGCCTTTTCCTTATCTCGCTTACAATCATTGAGTTCGTGTTTGTTTCTACGACAAGGTTAGTTGTCTTGTGGAAAACCATTTTTTCACAAATATAGTCCAACAACTCTTTATCGGCGATTTTCCCGTCAAGCGGTTTCTTTTCATAAACGCAATCGGTGAAGAAAAAGTCCTTGCTCTTGTTATCCCGATAGAAAATGCCAAGCGCAGCATAGTTGTTTCCTTTTCTCGGCAAGTCAAGTGCCGCCCACGAAAAATCACTTCTTGTGCCACCGTTGCACTCTTTTGCGGGCAAATCCGTATATAATCTTAAATTATCCCAATAATAGGGTGTTCCCTCTGGCGGTAATGGTGATTGTTGTTCCATTGCCATAAAGGTACGCATATCTCTATTGCGTTCTTCCCTTGCTTCCGCCGTTGAGTATTTTGCGGGATAAGTGCTTTCATCGGTGTCAAAGTCAAGTTTAGGGCAGGACACCGAAACAAATCGAGTGCTTTCGTTTATATATGTGTACTTAAAGCGAGTATCGGGAACGGCTTTTTTTGCGCCAAACTTTTCCTTGTATCTTGACAAAAAGTCATAAATTGAATAGGCAGTGCCACCCGCTATCTCAAATGAGTTATACTGGTCGTACTCACGCTTTTTCCAACAATCGTTATATCTCGCCCAGTCCTTGTCGTGTTCATTGATATTTTCCTTGTCTTTCGACCTACAAATATCATCATAAAATCTATACTTAAAGCGACCGCCGTCAATAGCGGTTTCTTTTCCGCAACAAAGGAATGATTTAGGGCGTTTAGAGCCGTTTATTACCAAAATGCCCTGATTGCCCTGACTTATTCTACAAATGGAAAAAATCTCTTCCTTGCCGTTAAATTGCGCGTAATATGGGAACACTTTGGCATATCTCGCACTACTCATTGTATTGACTATTCCCGTCATAACGTCCGACACAAGCGTGGGGTTGCCCACCACTTTCATTACATCATTGTTTATAGGGTTTATACCAAATATAAAAGATATGGCTTCAATATCTGAAAATGATTTGCCGAAGCCCGTCGGATATTGTTTACATATATGTTTTATAGAGCCGTCAAGCACCATTTTGTTTATATAAAAGTAAAGCCCCTCAAAGCAAGGCATTACATTTTCCCACACCCTATCTTTCGGGTCGGTATCAAATTCCATATAAAGGGCAAAGTGTTTAAGCGAGCGAAACGCCGCGAGTGCATAAAAGTTATCGTAAAGTTCCATATACTTATTCAATAACTTTGTATTTTCGGGCGATTTTTTCGCAATCTTGCTCAATTTTTCCACTTTGGCATATAAAGGCAATAGGTGATTAGAAATAATGCACCTAATATGGGAGCGAATTTCCGCTTCCGCCGTTTTATTCTCTTGTGGCACTAAAACTTTATGAATTTGTTGCCAATAGGCAGTGTAAAGAATATCAAAAAGTTGTGAAACGGTTTCATCGTCGTCCCACAACGCTTTTTTATTAAGTCGCTTATTAAGTTCTTTATTACAAATGTTTATTGTATTTGCATAATTATCTACGCTCATAATGCAAAAAATAAAGGAGTGGGCGACTTTTTGTACGGTGTCGCCCAGACCGCATAAAGGAGTTATAGATGTACAAACAATAATGCAGAAGCAACACTATTTGATACAAAGCAAAGGAGTTGGGCAATTAGGTTGGTTCATCGCCCTAACCGCTTATATGACAGTATGTTTTACACAATAAGGGAACTTTCGAGATAACCTTATCATAACCAACCCATATAAGTCGGTAATCGCGGTCGCGGCAAGGTTAAACCTCGCTACGCAATTAGTAACCAATGTGTTTTTATGTCAGGAGTAAACGTTGATTACTCTTTGATATTACCACCAACGCCCACTTTTGTCAACGGGTTTTATAAATTTTCCGAATAATTTTTAAGCCTTTCTTTTTGCTCATCGGTAAAATCAACCGTTTCCCCGACAATTTTGTTGCCCGAACGGAGCAACGACAAGAAAGCAAAGCGTTCCAACATTCCCGAATATTGTAAAAGTTTATCCATTATTTATTTCCTCCTCTAACCATTTTGTTATAAGCCGTGGCGCAAAGGCTATTTTCTTCGCGCTGTTTTTGACTTGCCATACAACTTTTCACCATATTGCGCTCCGTTTGACACTTGCAATGGTCGCAATAAAAAAGTTTCCCGCTTAAATCATAGCCAAAATCTTCGCTGTTTACCCACTTTTGTTTATCAAGGCTCTTTTGCCTTTCTTTATTAGTCATTTTTGATGGCCTCCTACTGTTGATAAACAAATATTACCACTTTCGACCACCGCTGTCAAGAGATTTTCTTAAAAAATAGAAAAAATTTCAAAAAAATTAAAGCCCCTGCTTAAACTTACTGCCTTTCAGCAATTTACAAGGGCTTTTTGTCCGAACTACGGTAGCGAAAGTCCGTGTCGAAACTTACCAAAAGTCAAGAGTGTACTCACTTTCCCGTGATTGTCGGGCGATTTCGGCTCTTAACTGTTTATTCTTTTGTCTATAAATATAATATCATTATGTGCTATTATTTGTCAACCTTACCAAACCATATTTTTTGTGCATTTTCGGGCAACTTATCAGGCGCGGCAGGTTTAACATTTGCAATCGAACTTTCCCCCGATAACAACGCACTTTTGATTTCCTTTATCTTTTTTTCGTCGGTTACGACGACCGCTTTATATTCTTCCATAATATATACCTTTCTCCTTTTTTTTAATATCTACAAAAATAATCCTTATTAAAATAAATAGAAAAAACGGGCTGCTCTCACACAACCCGCCTTTCCCGAATTAAAATACAACAGGAGGAAAAGACACAACCAATGTCTATCTTTATTATATATCTGAAAATACTAAACTGTCAACCACTTTTTCCCACAAATTTACTAATTATAGTTAGCGCCGCTACCCGCACTTTTTGAATATTTATACATTTTGACATTTTTCACCAAAAACATTATCACCACACTGAACATCTTTCGCTCAAATATTTCAATTTCGCATTTTCCCTTGACTTTCCGCACCAAATCGCTTATACTATCACCATAGTCATTATTTCCCCCGTTTGAGAAAGAGCGATGTTTTGTTGCCACCACCAACACTTCACCGCTCTTTTTCTTTTGCCACAAAATCAACCCTTGCGCCCCACCGCCCTTATATATATCTATAAATAAATTAAATATTATGCAATAAACACACTCACTCGGCACTCGCACTCACCCACACACTCGATATTCCCTATATCACCCGCCGAACACTATGAGAGGGTAAACCCGCAGGGATTGGGCGCGCGCAAAAAATGGTGGGGGCATACCCCCGCACGCCCGCACGCCCGCACGCACGGAACAACACGCCCGCACGCCCGCCAACTATCCACAAAACGACCGTTTGACGGATAGAACCCGCCCGAACCCCCAAAAACGCCCCAAAAATCAGGAAAACGCCCCCAAAAAGCCCCAACCACCCGAACCCCCGCGCGCGTATGCGATAAGTAAAGTATATATAACTTACTTTTGGCATAAGATAAGCAAGTAATAATATAATAAGCGATAAAATAATAAGTGAGTGATAATAAGTGATAGAAAAGAAAAGATATATAATATAAAGGCGTATAAGGGCATATATAAATGCGTTTATGGTATAGACAAGTGAGAATGCGCCCGCCCGCGTTCCGTGTCTTATAGCCCCTTTTATAGCCTTATGTATAAATATACAATAGTATGTATAAATATACAAGTAGTATATATATCAATAGTGATATGGAATTATATCAGATTTTGTATGGCAAACCCCCTTGACAACGGCGCGCCGTCGTGGTATTATTAAGACAATAAAACAAGGGCGCAAGCCCGAAAGGAGTTACAAATGGAAAAAACAATTTTATACAAAAAAATTGACAACGACCCGACAATAAAGGGTGAGCGCGTTACGATAACCCGCCGCGACGATAAAATTGTAATATCACAATTTATTGACTTTTATAAAAGCGGTTTGGTTTTGTGGGCGCGCGACAATGAAAGCGCATATTGTTATAATGCTTGCGTTACAACTTTTATCCAACGGGGGTATCATAGAATATGAAAAACTTAAACATTGATAGTTACGAAATTTTCAACAACGAACTACTTGACGCGTATAATACCGACGACACATATTATTTTGCCGATGATGGCGAATATTCGTCGTATTATATTGAAATTGACCGCCGCAACAAATACCGCGCCGACGATAAAATTTATATTTTCGACGAAAACAACGACACGGAAATCACGGATGGCGGGTTATCGTGCTTTATATCGCGGAACAATCGCGACATATACAACGAAATAGTTGATACTATGAACAATTACACAAAATTGAAAAATATATAAAAGGGTGTAAAAATGGGCATAGCAATCGCGTTTGACGACAAAAAACATTTTGAACAAAATATCAAAAAATTGTTATCACCTTGCGACAAGTACGAAATCGCAAGGGGCGAAAAATATCATTTTTTGGTTGAGCGAAATCGCGAACAATGGGGCGAAAATTGCGATACATTTTATATTTTCGCCGTCGCTTATGGCGACGAACAAAACGACAATTTTTATATGCAAATCGACGACGGCGGAATACCGTTTGACATTATAAAAAACGACACGAAAAAACTTTACAACGAAATTATGAAATTTATTTTCAATGCAATACTTATTATATAAAAGGAGTTAAAAATGCAAATCAGACAATTTTATAACAAAAATCAATTTATTATGAACGACGAAAAGAAAATCATTTTCCAGAGTTATGATAGCATAATAGCCGTTATCGACAAAAAAACGGGCGTTTTAAGTTTGGGTGCGGATTGGGACTATTCTAACACGACGCGAAAACATTTATATTTGTTTTTGAACGACTACAAGAACGAAATCGGCTATTTTCAATATAGTAAAATCTTTCACGGCGGTTTTGACGATAGCAAAAGCAAGCGACAATTTTTACAAAATCTTATCGACCAGAAAATCATAAAAATAAAGGAGTTTTGAAAAATGACAAAATTAAACAAGTACAACGACAAATTGACGGCAATCTATGATGAGTTAGACGACCTTATCGGCAAGTTAGAAGAAAAGCGCGACGCAATCGAAGAACGCGCAATCGAAAAAGACCGCGATATGACGGACGCCGAACAGGAACGCTATGACGCTATCGACGAGCAAATCGACGCAATCCGCGAGTGTATGGACAACATCGAAAGCGCGTGGGACGCTATCGGCGAATATATAGAATAAAGCCGCTTTCGATAAGTTATTGAAATTATATTTTTAAGAAAACACGCAGCCCCGCGGGCGTTATCGCGGGGAAAGGAGTTAAAAATGAAATATGTATCAATCAATGCAAATGACGTCAAAAAAATGTTTAAGGTTTGCGGCGCGTGTATCGACACAAGCGGCGCGCGCGAATGTTTGCAATATATCAAAATCGAAGTCAGGGGCAACAAGGCGACCGCTATCGGGTGCGACGGATTCAGGCTTGCAACCGTAACAAGCGACATAATCACGCAGGATGGCGCGGAGTTTGACTTTTTCGTAAAGCCCGCGAAAATCGACAAAAAAGCAATGCTTGTATCTTTTACAATAAACGACGATAAAAGCGTAACTATGAACGACGGCGCAACAAGTATAACAACGAGATATTTGGCGAATTATATCGAGTGGGAGCAGGTTTATGAAATGAGCGCGCCGAAACAGCCCGCGAAAATAGGAATAAATGCAAAAATGCTTGCCGAGATATTAAACGCTATTAAAGATTATGGAGATAATAAGCGCGTTGTAATTACTATTGACGCCGACAGCGCAACCCGCCCCGTTTTTATTGAAACCCCCGACGGGTCGACAAAAGCAATGCTTTGCACTTGTCGAAATAAATAAACAGAAAATCGCGCCCGCCCGCGGGCGTTATCGCGGGCAAAGGAGTTTTAAGATATGAAAACATTGCAGGAAATCAAAAAGGAAATTGAAGCAAATCAGGAAGTAAAACGCGCGAACGACGCGGAACGCGAAAAAGCCAACAAAGATTTTATTGCCGCGCACAAGGCGCACGACCGCGACGCGGCGGGGCTTGCGTCGCTTGAAATCGACAAAATAAAGAAAACCGCCGACCGCATAAGCGCGCGCGGAAAAGTATTGACTAATAATTATAATTATATACTTGTCGAAACGGGGAAAAATGCCCTTTCGGAAATCCTGAAAAAGTACGATGGCAAAAAACACGGCGCAAAAACCGCCGAAAAAATCCGCGACGAAATGCGCGAAAAGGGTTTTTCGTTTTATTTCCCTACTAATCATTATTTATCGCCTATAATTGATAGTATCGTAATAAACGAGCGCGAAACGAGCGGGCGCGGGGTTGAAATCTGGACGGAAAACCGCGCTAAAATCGTTGATGGAACTAACACAATACACGCGGAAGCCGTCGCGGAAATCGCAAGCCCATACAAGTATATTGACAATATCGAAAAATACCTTGACAAAATCGAGCGACTGACCGCCAAAACCCGCAAGGCGTTTGACGCGGCGAACGCAAAAGCGCACGAATTAAACGAAATCGCGGTTGAGGGCTTGAAATGGCGCGACTGACCGCGCAACCCGTCGCGGCGGGGATAAAAAGGGTTTAGGCTGCGAGCGTCTGACGGTGGGAGCGTCCCGCCGTTGGGATACTACAAAATAAAGGAGTAAAAAACAATGCAAGAGTTAGCGACATTTATTGAAATTTATTTTGACGGCAAAACGCCGACGGCGGGCGACCTTGCGGAACTTATCAAGAGTAGCGACAAACGCCGCGCCCTGTTCTGCGAGGCTGTTCTGAACGCTATCGACGACTACAACCACATTAAACAATTTTTCAAATAAAGGAGGGCTACAAAATGAGAATTGAAAACTGGAAAGAGTTTGAACGCGATTGCGATTTACTGGGCTACGACGTTTACGCGGCGGAAACGGAAGCGCAATTACATTATAGCGAGGACGCGTGGAGCGACACAATCGACTACACCGACGCCGAGGGCGTGCGCGTGTATATGGAACAAGTAAAACCCGCGTATTATAATGTTATGCGCGGCGGCGAAATCGTGCGCGACGTCCCCGAAGATGAATTGACCGCCGACGACTGGGACAACGAAGAGTTTTATCCCGAAGAAACCGCCGAAGCCGTTTTTCATTATGATAACATAATATCACGACTTGAAAGCGCAATCTATGACGCGTGGGACGGTCTGACCGACGACGAGAAAAAAGCCGCTTTCGAGCGTTTTGCCGAAATCAACAACCCCGAATATTACG